CTAAATATCCTGGGATTACCGCATCATAGAAGTTGCCATCTACTAGCGTTGGGTTCTTAAACATTGCATAGATGCTGTGCATCCAAGCGTAAGACTCAAACACTTTGAACTTACTAAATACTCCACCGTAACCCACACCAAACTCTACGCTGATGTGGCTTGGATAAGCCTTAGCGATAGGTTCTTGTGATGCACCACCGATAAGACAGATAAAGTCTTTCTTCTCTAGGCGCTTGCCTAACTCTTCAATAGCCTTGCCATTAAAGATTTGCCAGTGCGGTAAACTATTATCAAAGGCTGCCTCTGTAAAGTGTTTACCTGCTAGTGCTTCTACTTGTTGCTCTTTAGTAATACAAGTAATTAACTCATCTACTGGGGCTTCGTTATCTTCACTAGCATAGAGATAGACCGTATGGCCTAGTGATTTCATCATTATACAAAAGCGTCTTACCTTTTCGGTATAGGCGCAGTTGACGTACTCTTTAGTTGTTTGTGTATGGGGCAGGCTGATAACGTGGAATCTCATAAGAGAATCCTACATTCCGCCTAAGAATAAGGCTACGGGAATGGCATCTGCTCCAGGGCCTGTCGCACCAGTAGGACCTGTAGGTCCTGTAGCACCAGTTGCTCCATTAGTACCTGCAGGACCAGTTGCTCCAGTAGCGCCTATCGGTCCAGTTGATCCAACAGGACCAGTAGCCCCAATAGGGCCAGTGGCACCAGTAACACCAGTAGGTCCAACATTGCCTGTAACTCCTTGCGGTCCTGTTGCTCCTACTGGGCCTGTGGCTCCAGTTGGTCCAACGATATTAACCCCAGCAGGCCATACACCTGCTGCCTTTGGTCCAAAAATCTTATTAGATACGGTGTTGATATAGAAGTCACCGTTGACTCCCTCAGTGGTCGGATCTACTGTTCCGTTAAGAACACTATAACCCTGCGCTCCTGTGGCTCCAGTGGCCCCTACAGGGCCTGTGGGACCTGTGGTACCTTGTGGGCCAGTCGCTCCTGCAGGTCCTGTCGCACCTGTAACTCCTGTCGTTCCAGTTGCACCAACTGGTCCCGTAGGTCCAGTAACTCCCGTGACGCCTGTAGCGCCAACAGGTCCTGTTGCACCTGTTGTTCCCGCAGGACCCGTTGCGCCTGCAGGTCCTGTGGCGCCCGTAGTTCCAGTAGGACCAGTGGTACCCGTCGGGCCAGTCGGTCCAGTATCACCTGTAACACCTGTTGCTCCTATCGGACCAGTAGCACCAGTTACACCTGTTGTACCTGTAGCACCTGTTGGTCCAGTTGCTCCCGCAGGACCAGAAGGTCCTGTTGGGCCAGTGGCACCTTCGCCACCTTGAGGACCTTGATCTTGTGAAAGTTCTACCGCCACTTGTGGCGTAATGTTTTCAATAACAATTATTGTGCTCACGCTGTTGTCACCGCTCCTGTCACAATAAATTTGCCTTCTAAAATTCTGGTAACTGTTACACCAGATGTAAGTATTAGGTCATACGAATAACGACCTGCTGCAATAGCACCTGTAGCAGTAGCACTAAATGTGACTGTTACTCGACCTGTTGATTGGTCTAAAGTCATACCGCCATTTTCTGTGGTTGCAACTATAGTTGTAGTAGATGCACCAACGAATGGTCTAACAGTCATAGTGCCAGTATAACCACCTAAACTCCAAGGAGTTTGGTCGTTAAGTATCTGGAACTGAAAGTTAAATGTAGTGGCCTGATCACAGACCAAGTTATATTTAGCACTCAAGATGACACCGCTCTGAGAGCCTGCGCTGCAGGTAGTTGAAAAGTCCCAGCGATAGCATTGCATACACCGTTGTAATCAAGACGATTAGTAGTAGCCGTACCCGCAATTGCATTAAGAACTCCTACTGTGTCTGTTAAGTTTGTAGATACCGAACGTGCAACTGCCCATTGACGAGCAGCAAGTGCTTCACCAACCATTGCTCCTGGTGCTCGATAGGTGCCACCATTAGCCAAACGATTAAGTTCATCTAATAACGTTGTGCCGTATTGTCCTAGTGCCACCTATGTCTCCTACTTCTTCTTAGTTCTCTTGACCGCAGCATTATCTACTAGATTGAGGTATGGTCGCCCTGCTGCTTTGGCTTTTGCCTTTGCTTGTTTCTTTTGCTCTGGCGTTAATGGTGTTGATTTCTTTTTAGGATTTGGTTTATCCCAGAATGCTGTCTTCTTCATTTGCAACTACAATCCCAAGCACGAAGTGACTTGTTGATTCTTGAGTTTGGATCTTTTGCTGTCTTACTAGAAGTGTTCTTGGCTTTCATCCCACACATACGACCACAGAAAGACTTGCGTCTTGCTGCAGACTTAGGAGACTTAGCAGCCTCGGCCTTCTTAACTGGAGGCTTGAGATTCATACCCGCAGCCTTGGCAGAGGCACGACCTTTTGCATTCAGGCCACCCTTAGGGTTCTTACCTTCTGCTCTCTGCCACGCTGGAGTCTTTGCCATTTACTTCTTCTTACCCATTTTCTTATTGGACATCTTTGCCTCAGATAATGCAATAGCAATTGCTTGCTTCTTGCCTTTTACTACTGGGCCTTTCTTGCCAGAGTGAAGTGTTCCACCCTTAAACTCTTTCATTACTTTAGCAACTTTGGCTTTCTTTTCTGCTTTGTTCATTAGCACTTGCACGCTTTGCTTGACTTACCGCACTTCTTGCACTTTGATGCCATAGGCTTCTTCTTCATTACTTTGCCGCCTTTCCCATTGATCCAGTTTGTAGTGATTCATAAGTTGTGTACTTTGTATTGCTTGCATACTGTTTATCTGCTGGTGCATAGGCAGGGATGTTTTCATCCTGCTCCATAGCGGTTGTTTCCATACCGTTTTGACTCATTGTTACTCCTTAAATGTCATTGAGATTCCATCGAAAGCCTTACCAGCATCGTTGGAAAGTTTAACTGCTGCATCTATATCTTTACTCTTTGTTGAACGTGGTTCTATTCCTTGACGTGTGGCATCATAATAGGATTGTAGTTCCCTATCGTGCTGCTTAGCGGTAGGTAAACCTCTATGGTTTGCTACACCTACGCTCAACTCTAGTTCCCCAACCTTGCATCCAAAGCAATCTTCGACATACTCAAGATGCGTAGTGCGTCTATGTAAACTCATACTGGAGTAACCCAATCGCCATAACCTGCATCAATAAGAACCTGTGCCTGATAATCACTAATAGTATATTCGTGACCACCAAGGAAATAGTAACTTGCTGCTGCTAGATCATCTTGGCTTGGAGTCAATGTAATGGTTACCTGAGTTCCATTAACAATTAAAGTCTGACCTCGTGCTACATCTGTAAGGCTAATTGGAATAGGACCATCAATAGTGCCACCATTTAAGCGACGACCTGCAAGGCGTGAGTATGGAGTGAACTCACTACCACCTGCGCCCCAAGTTTGCCACTGGTAAGGAGTCATTAGTGTGTATGGCATATCCAACCTTTCCTAAGTGACAGAGGTGGGTTTGACCCCACCCCTGCCGTTGCACTAGCGGAATTATCCGTTTGTTGCAGCAGACTCAATGCGATAGAGCGCTGCTTCACGAAGGCGTGCAAAGCCTCCGAAGTAGTACCAACCGATTGTGCGGAAACGACGTAGCGCATCAATCTCTGGACCGATAACGGTTGAGATATCTGCTGCTTGTGCTTCAGCCAATGCTTCACGACCAGCGACGATTGCGCGGTAGTTGTTAGTAAATGTAACAGTACCTGTGTCAGCAACTGATGTGATATTAGATGCTGTAAGTGCATAGGTAAATGTTGTTGTTGTTGGAACAGACGCAACTGTGTATGTTCCATTAACTGCTGTGTTAGTTGTAGCAGCAACTGTTACAACCTGTCCTACACCAAGACCGTGAGCAACTGCTGTAGTAATAGTTACTACGTTAGTTGTCAAAGCAACGTTAGTGATTGACACTGTAGGTGTGATACCTGTAGCCAACTTTAGACCGTTAAGAACACGTGGTGTCTCAACGATGAAAGCGCCTTCGATAACGCCTACTGCACCAGCAACGAACGGTGTACGCTCAACGTACTTTGTTAGTTCCTGGAATCCACCTGTACCAGTTTCAGCACGAAGATCGGCTGACTGACGTGGGTGTAGGTATGCAGCATATAGTTCACCCATACGAGGCAATGCCTTGTTTGTGCGTAGTGATACAACAGCGTTACGGATATCCGCAACTGTCATTGTGTCTACTGGTAGAACTGTTGCTGATGAAGTTGGAGCAGTTCCTGATGGACCGTTTGAGTAGATTACGTTGGTACCTGCTGAGAGGACCTGACCTACTACGTTGTCAATAGAATCTGCTGCGTTGTAAGCGATGATGTCAGCAAGTGCTGAGTCAACATCGTTAAATGAAGTTAGGTTTAACTTCTTTGTTGTTGTAACTGCTGAACCGTATTCGTTCAGTGTTACTGTAACCTGTGATGGGTTACCTAGTGCGATGCTTGAAACATCTGAAGTTTCTGTCAATGTAGATGTAGCCTGAGCCAAATCTGAATAGATTGAGAAAACAACTGATGATCCTGGCATAGCCTGTTGCACGGGCTTAACATCAGCTAATGAACGCATAACAGGAATGGAACGTAGTGCCATTCTTACATACTGGTCGTATGCTGCTTGTACGAGTGAGCTGATGCTAGACGTGGTAGTGGGGGTACCTGTTGGGATAGCCATTTGGTCTAGCCTTTCTGTTTTAGGATCGGATTAGAGTCCAGACAATCTAATAACATCATCCAGTTCTTCTTTGCTGTTTGCATTCATTAGTTTTTGCATAATGTCTCCATTGTGCTCTGGTGAAACACCAGAGTCTGCGGAGTTTGTCATACGCTTATATGCTGCAGCATCGGCTGGATTTACATTAGGTGTCTGGGTTTGGCTTACTTCAATGCCGAATACATCGGCATAGTCTTCAAGCCATTTAGATACAGACTCTTCAGTTGGGTCTATATCCTGTGGGATAAATGAAGCAATTTTGCTGTTTACCCCGCGAGCTGCGAGGGCATCCTTTATTGCTCTTTCGCGTTGGCCCTTACTCAAAGATTCAAACTGAGCACGAAGCTCGTTTAGTTCTTTATCTTTTTGTTTTGATGCCTTGCGTAGTTGCTTTACTAGATCGTTAGACGAATCATCTTGTGTGATGTCGTCATCATCCTCGTAGTCGTAATTGGACATAGTGGTCCTTCTCCCTATTAGTTGTTGGCACTAGCCTCATATTCGTTTGGGGAAACGGTATGGCTCTAGCTACTGGTATTATTATCGCTCCACTAGGCCAGTCGTTCTAGTGGCAGGCTTTTTATAGTGTTCCGGCTCTGTCTCGTGCTATCGCACCAGCACCGGCACTGCCACCAAATGCGGCAGTTTCTAGTGATGTTAATTTCTTGCGCTGTCTTGCAGCCTCTGTTGAACCAGCAAGTCCAAAGATTTCAGCCTCTGCCGTTGTCTGTGTGTATGGAGATTGCTTGTAAATCTCTGCTAGTTGTCCACCACGTGGGGCAACTTCTGCAACTGTCTGGAAGCCTTGTTGCGCTTGCTGCTTAGTGATGCCTGCTGCGCCTAGTTCTTCAGCACGAGTACCTGATATACCTAGTCCTGCTTGCATTGCACCTGCACCAATTTCTGCTGCAGTTACCTTACGCTTAATTGATGCAAGACCCTTAGTAGGATCAAGTGTATAAGCCAAAATATCACCATTGGTAATATCTGGATAAAATGATTTAAGAGAAGAAAGAACTTCTGGGTTAGCATTAAGAACACGGGACTGTGCTGTCATAACACGGTCTTCTAATTCTGCTGCAGATACATCGTTAGCCAAGAACTTTTCAAATCCTTCTTGACGACCCATATCACCACGTGTGTAATACTCTGCAGGTAGACCATAGTTACGCATAACATTCTGATACTGGTCCTCAAGTCCAATATACTCTGCTTCATTAAGAGCAGATAGACCCTTAGCAATACGTTGAGCATTAGCAGCAAAGCGCTTCTTGTAAGCATCTGTATCGCGTAGACGAAGAGTAAACTCTGATGCAGATACACCTTGTTGGATAAACTGCTTAAGTGGCTCTACTAGAGCGCCCATCCCATATTGGCTAAACTGTTGAAATAATAGATCATAAGCAGACTGTCCTGCACTACGCTTTTCTTCAGCAATGCGTGCTGCTTCTTGATCTGCAAGTAACTTTAATTTTGCTGCTTCTGCTGTAGCAATAGCTGCTGCTGTGTCTCCACCTGTACTCGCTCCTGCTCCTGCTCCTGCTCCTGCTGTACCTCCAGTAGATCCACCTGTAGCACCAGTACCTTGAAGATTAGAACCAGGTACACCAAGTAATCCGCCTTTTGCAGTAAAAGACTTAAGTGCTGCAGTTGTTCTTGCTGCCTCTTGAGCAACAGGAGATGTTGCAAGGCGATTTGCAGTTACTTGTTGAGCACGGGTTAAAGGTTTTGATGCAGCGTTTGCTTGTCCCATTGCAGTAATTCTGGCTTTTTCTGCTATATCTGCCGCTTTTGCTGCTGCTTTTGCAGCAGCCATACGCGCTTCGGCTGCGTCTTCGTATGCGCCCATTGTTTACCCCTGGAATCCAAAGTCACGAAGGACTTTAAGTGCTACATCAGATACTTCTTCTTTAGCCTGATTGGTATACTGCCAACGTGTATCCTTGCGGAGTTGACGTTGAAATTCATATAGAGGTAATTCTTTATCACCTGTAATTGCCCCACGTAATACTGGATCATTCAAAGTAATCGTATCTGGGTTAATCTCTAGTGTAGATGCCATTAGATTTTTGTATGGTGAGTAAACTGACTCTAAATCAACACCTTGGTCTAATAGTCCTGCTACTGTCGCTGGCATACCAATTTTTGCTGTGCTACGAATCAAACGCTTATATGTATCAATTGATTCACCCTTGGCAATGTTTTGCAACCAACTGCCAAGACTGGAGCCAAATGTATTTTCTAGGTCTAGTCCATTTGCAGCAGCTACTTTTCTTAAGTCTGCTAAGTCATCTCCTGCTGCGCCTTTAATCGCACCGCCTGGAGTATAACCAATCTTCTGCTGTACTAAATCACGCAGTCTTGTAGGATCTGTTTCAATTGCTTGGTCATATGCTTGCTTAGCAAGTTCTGTTAATCCAGTATCATCTAATTCTACACCTAGTTTTATGGCATATTCAGCAAGAGCAGCCTTTGTGCTCTCAATACCACGACCATACTCTGAAGTTTTGTTAAATTCTATTACTGCTTCTGGGTCAAGTCCAGCAACTTCTGTATCATAGATATTTTTTTCTTCTTGACGCTTGAGAATATCAGGTGCTGTCTTCTTACGCTTTGTTAACTCAGCCTTAAACTTAGGAGTTTTATTGATTAAGTTAATAATGAACTGCTGTGAATCAATACCGCCTGTTGTATCGGCTGTTGTTACGCCGTTGACTGTCTTATATTTAGTTGTTACAGGAGCTGCAGTTTCTGCCTTTTGCAACTGAGGTTTAATTTCTTTCATTTCCTCAGCAGTCGCTGGACGACCTAATACGCTTGTAAATACACTATTGATTAAAGCTGTAGCATCAGTAGGGTTTGTTACACGAGTAACTTTCTGAGTACTAGAAGATGGACCACCCGTTGCCCCACCTGTTGCTGGTTGAGTACGACGTGTCTTGTAATAAGTAATACGGTCAATCTCACCTGCTACTGGCTTAAGTTGAGCAATTTCTTTTTCAGCATCAATAATTGCATTTTGCAATATTAGGAAAGCATCTACTTTTCCACTAGGTGTTCCTCTAAGGAATCCTGCTGTCTTAAGATCCTTAGCAATTGCAAGACGTGTTTTTTCGTCGGCGTTATAGAGATTCTTGAGAAAATCCGTTAGCGTTAGTTGTGCCAATTTAGTCTCCTAGTAATCTGCCGAAGAGCACATTATATGCACTCAAAGTATTTTCATTAAACTGTGATAGTTCACGCATCTTGATAATTGTTGATTCTTTTTCTGAATCTTTAAGAATCTGTGCACCAGAGAACTGATCCAAAGAATCTGCATTTTCCTTGTACTGCGTATAAAGGTCTGACATCTTCTTAATAACATCAAATGTTTTAGGAGATGCCTTTCGAGCTGTTGAATCCGCAAGCATCTTCTGTACATCGTTAAGCGCTTTCATACGCTCAACGGCCTTTCTGCCACCTTGTGCAAGTTCTTCTTGAACTAATGGGCGGAACTTCTTGAAGTTAGTTGCCCAGTCTGTCCACTCAGCACGTAGTTGGCTGCGTTCAAAGTCTGTTCCTACTGTGTCAAGGTTAGTTTCGTACTCATTCTTCTTTTCGTAATAAGCCTGCATATCTGCTGCAGTTTGTACTTCACGAAGGAAATCAGAAACAGTTTTATTCTTACGAAGACCCATATCAGTCATAGTCTTGTAAGCATTCCAAGAATAGCCAGACTTGTGAGGAATCAAGAATGCTGCTGCTTGAGGATATTGCTTAAATAATTTCTCGTTGTTGTCAACAAACTTGCCTGATTCTTCTGCATAACGGAAGTAGGCAACTGTTGAACGCTCAGATTCAGATATAGTAAATGGAATCTGGTCTGGGAACAAGCGTACCCATTCCTTAATTGCAGTGTCATAGTCACCATAGCGGTCTAGTAGACCATACCAAGCCTGCTTAAAGTTAGCTTTACCATTTTCTCGTACCCAGTCAGCCATATCAGACTTAAGTTGTACAGATGCTGTTGCTGGAGCAACGAATCCATAGACAACACGTAGTCCTAGAATAGATTGTGTAACACTATTAAGACGCTCTTTATAAGTATCTAATTCACCAGCACTAGGTGGAATTGGATTACCGTCAGCATCAATCTTTTCTGCAATTCCATTGCCTGATGCTTCAAGATATGTCATAGCCTTACGCATAGCTGATGCGTACTGACCATCACGCTCATCTTTACTCATTGCTGAATAGATACGATTAACGTGTGCTGGTAAGAACGCTGAAACAAATGATTGATCTACAGCATATTTACCCATTGTGTACTTTGTAATAGTGTCTGCCGCGCCTGGATTGAAAATATCAACTAGGTTGGCTGCGACCTTGAAAGAAATACCTGATAGTGGGCCTGCAAATGTAGGAACCATTGACTCTGGGTTCAAAGATGGAGTAATCATCTTAATTTGTGCGCCAAACTGTACTGGCATTGGTACCTTAAACTCTGCTGGTACACCAAATGCCTGCATAACACCCTGAACTACACGATATGCGTGTTCTGTTCCTGGGTATACGAAGTATGGTTCACCTTGATCATCGTTTTGCACCCAACCTGAATGAGTAATACCCTCATAAGTAAGCGCTGCACGACGAATTGACTCTGGGTTATAGCGCACACCACGATATAGACGACGATAAAAGTCTTCAGTAGCACGATAGAAGCGTGCAAAGTTACGAATAGAGAACGCAAACTGACTTTGTACTGCAGGATTATCTACATAAGCAAGTACTTGCATACGTGCACGGTCTTCTGCAATCTCGGCTAGTTTTCTTTTAGCAGCAAGTTCTGCTTTTACTAAACCTGCTGGTTCAGTTACACCCTTTTTGTATGATGCAATGAAAGCATCTTCAAAACCTGTTGACTTAAACTGTTTGCGAATCTTAACAAGTTCTGCAATAACCATTGGTTCACGTGATAAACGAGCATTAGCATTACCTAACCAGTCCCAGCCCCACTCCATCAGTGATGATGCGTAGTTTCCTGAGTCCGAAACAGATACTAATTGTGGCCCAACAATATAATCAGGCATATCTGCATTACTAGTTGGCAAGTCATCCATTGATAGTTGACCTGAAATCTTGTACTCACCAGTTGTCTCATCAAGTTTACGAACTTTACCGAGTAGTTCTTCGTTAATGGTCTTACCATCACGCTTTACAAATAATTGACGAGCTGCTTGGTAGATACGTTTTGCGTGTTCTGCTTGGCTAACGCCACGTTCTTCCATACGAGCCTCAGCCATAATAGCTGGGTTCTCATCCATCCAAGTAAGAATCTTTGAGATTGCTGTCTTTTCATCATTAAGATTAGAAACAGCAATGGCACCTAGTTTATCATTTGAGTAATACCCAATACGCATAATCCAAGCGATAAGACTTCCTTCGCTGACAATATCAGGCTTAAGTTCGTCAAATCCTTTGGTTCCCTTAGCACGTCTAAAGCCTGCGCCCATATCATACTGAAGTTCAGCAGTGCGAACTTTATTTTTACGTGTAAATGCAACTGATTTATTATAATGGTCAATACCAGTAAAGGCGTTACGTCCACCTTCTACAACATCTCCTAAAGCGTTGTCAAGATCTCCGTGTTTAATCTGTTCTGCAAGAAGTTCACGATCCTCTGAAGTAAATTTGCCTAGACCAACACGCTTATAGAAACGTGCCATCTTTCCTTCATTGAGAGCATTGGCTGTAATTTCACGAATTACCTGCACATCTCCTTCTGCATCATCAATAGCCTTCGCATAACTTTCTGCTTCACTCTTGTTTACAAAGCGAAGTACTGCACCTAATGGATTAGTAGCAGTCTTTTGAACTTTAGTTAAACCCTTTTCAGTTCCACGAACTGTACGAAGGCGTGTTGATAAACCACGTCCTGCAACTAGTCCCCAAGGAGATTCTCCAATTGCAAGGTGTACAAGTAAGTCTTCAGTTGCGTTACGAAGTGCATAGCGAGGACCGGCAAGAGTAGCAAATGACCATAGACCAGTCATTTTCTCTACCCAGTCAGAATGAGCAATTCCCATCGTGCGTTGAATCCAACCGCTACGTACAGATAGTCGGTCAATATCTCTTACACTTAGAGTAGATACAAAGTTAGAAAAGTCAGAAGGAATCAAACCAATAGATTCACCATCCGGTAATATTGATGGATTGTATCCATCTGCGTTACGCGCTGCATATATAGCATTTGTTTTGCCCTGAGCACGCAATGCAATCTCACGAGCTTCTTTAGTAGCTGTAGCCCCACGAATATCTAGGATAGTTCCCTGTAAACCGTAAAAGATTTCTTTTTTACGACCAACACCAGAATTTTGGAATGCTTCAGCAATCAATTTAGATTCACGTTGTGGCAATGTTAGGCGTGCTAGTTGATAAATCTTTGTTGATGCGTCTTTAGAAGTAACATCTAGTACATCTCCATCAAAGAATGGGATACTTTCAAAGCGTGCCTTAAAGCGATCAATGCGAGTTTGAATCATTGCCGTTGAAAAACGGGCAACTCCCTTACTTTTAGCATCACCTTTAACTGCATCTACAATTGATTTTCTACCATCAATAAGAGTTTCAGCAATACCATCGTTAGTTGCTGCTCCACCAAAGAATAGTGTGTCAACAAACTTTGAACCCATACGGTCAATATCAAATATCTTATTAGCAGTAGTTGTTACAACAATACGTGCTTGGCGAGAAGCAGTAAGACGTGGCATTAGAATGCGCTTGCGTCCGATTTGACCTTTCATCATTTCATCTAATTGCTTTGTATTTTCAAAGAATGCTTTTGCTGTCATAGCATTAGTCACTGGGACATCAGCCTTAAGTAATGAGTTAATTACTGCTGGGCCAAACTCAGGAGCAAGTGTCTTCAACTGGTTAGTTGCTTGAACTGCTGCGACTGTGTTTTTTGCGTCTCTAGCACTTTTAAGATTATCTAGTTGAGCACCATATGTATCCCAAAAGTTAATTATTTTTGGATTAGCAAATACTTCATCAATTTTGTTGCCACCTACTACAACATCAAGTGCATACTTTGAAGCATCCCAAAAGCGCTTGGCTTTACCAAGTACCAATGTAGGATCAGCAAATATACGATAAGCGGCATCAATGGTTCCAGAAATTGGCTTGTAAAATAAACCTGAACCTTCTAGTTGACCCGGAAGAAGAGCGTTAGCAACTTGGCGACCTGGTGAATATTTAGAAGCATTGACTGCATCCATAGCATCTTGGAAGATTGAACCATTAAGTTTGTCTGTTTCAAAGTTCTTTTGAGCAACACGTGCTACTTGCTTTTCTTCTTCTGTGCCATCTACAAGAATCTTGTCTAATGGTTCACCTGAAGCAACACGAATTGCAACATCAATTGTTGAACTTCCATAGCGCTTGCGAGCTTTTTCTATACGGCTTTGGTCAAAGACCTTATCACCTTTATCGTTAGCTTCATCCCAAGCATCTTTAAGAATAGAAAAGTTTTTTGGTAAATAATATTCAGCACTACCTAAAGGAATCTTTTTGTTAGCAATATTTGCAGCACGATAGGCGCGAGTTGTTACATCAGATACTTCTTGAAGACCACTAAGGAGTGCGCCACCTGTATAGTGCCAAGTAGTTCCTAACCATCCACGAGATGGTTCTACTGTATCACCTGCTGCTGCTTTAAGTGCGGCTTGTTGTTTTTCGCTCTTTGATGCGTAAGCCTGAGTTGCAATTGATTGCGGAAGGTTAGATAGTTCTCTGTGAACATTAAGAGTTTTATTAAGCGCTTCAATCTCACGAAGTTCAGCATCACTTAAACCAGCCGCAAATGCTGCTGCCTTTAAGTTATCAGCCATTAGTCACCCCGCGCTAATGCTTGTTGATATAAAATTCCAATTTCACCAGTTGTATCGAATGCTAACATTTTTGCAAGAGCATCTGAAGTCTTTGCTGTTGCTTTTGTCATCATTAAAGCTGAAGAACCTTGTCCTGCACCACGATCAATACCTGTGGTAATTGGTTCATCAGGACGTTGTGTTGGCGCAAATAATTCTGTTACTGGTCCTTGTGCGGCTGCTTCACGCACATCGCCTGCACGAGCAGGACGTACATCACCGGTCTTAGCAAGTGGAGCGCCAGACTTAATAGCCTGTGTATCAATACCTTCGCCGTATGCTGTTGAACCCATTTCTAATTTGTCAGTACGAACTGAGAACTTACCTGGACCTGATACGCCTGCTCTTGGGTTCATCGGTGCAGTTGTCATTTGTCCTCCTCTAATCTTTCTAAATCTGCTGTCATATCTTCCCACGCTCTATTAGTTTGGGTAAGATGATTTGATTGATAAATTGTTAACTCCATTAACTCACCTGTTAAAGTTTCAATAGATGATGCAATGTTGTGTATAAAGCCTATGCCTACTACAACAAAATCAAGAAAGCGCACTGGACGAGGAACATATTTGTCATCATTCATCGCCCAGCGCACCCTCCGTTAAAAGTTATTATCCCTTTTTTACTGCGTTTCCACGCTTTCCTGCTGGAGTCATTCCGAAGAATACCTTGCCACCTGCTGGCTTAGAGGTATCTTTCTTGCCTTCAACTGGCTTTGAAACTGGCGCTGCTGCGCGAGATCCTTTGTTCATATTTACACCTCCTCTTATTATGCTGCGCCGGTGATACCAGCTAGTAGTTGGGCTATATCGGGTTTTTGACCAGCAGCAGGGGCCTGACCAGCTTGTTCTGGTGGAGGTTGCTGCGAGGCAGGAGCGGGGGCCGCACCTGCTGCTGGAAGCTGTTGTTCCATACCTGGAGCCATAGGTGGCATCTGCTGGGCTGGAGGTGGTTCTGGTGTAAATGCTTTTTCGATTGTGCTCTCTAGCGATTGACCCTTTTGGCGACCTTGGATAACGGACGCAATACGGGTAATGATTTCACTAGGGTCTTGACCTTGCGCTGCCAACGCTGGAATGGCCTGTGCATACTGAGCAACAGCCACCCGCAGAGAATCGCGCATTTCTTCGATATCAACACGTTGTTCCTCCTGCGTAACATTTAAGTCCATAGGAATCTCACGACGTACATAGTCACGAGATACGAGCTTATCTGAACGCATTTGTAATAAAGCGATAATGGCACGGTTAGGATCCATACCAGACATAATTCCGTAGCGTACATCTACGCCGTACTCACCCTTGATGTCACGAGATGGTGTGTACTTGAGAACGTAAGGTGTTCCGTCATCTGTTCCCTTGATAGTCTTTGGAATACCACCAAATACTTTCTCATCTGCTTCAAAGCAAACAGAGATAAGTTCTTGGAACATACGAGCAAACTGTGCTTGTGCTGCCTTGATCTGTGTATCAAAGCCAGCTTGTAGGGCCTGTACACCGCGACCAGTAACTACTGATGCGTCAATGTTACCTGAACGAGATTCAGGGTAACGAGCACCGAGGCGTAGTTCACGCTCTAGCACGCCTGACTCTGTAAAGACTCCAGGTGGTAGTTCTAATGAAACACGACGAATGCCTTGTGGATTGGCAGAGCGCATAATGGAATCTGGACCAAGTGCCAACTCTTGCACATCTTGTGGGATAGCAATAGGTGCTTGGATAGATTTTTCTGCAGCTTGAATCTGCAGGATTGCAAAGCGAGCACGAGCAAGTTGAACTGATAGAACGTCATCAAACTGTCCACGTGCTTCACCATCCAAGGAGGAACGCATAATGACAGATGCCATTGGTCGTCCTAAGATATTTGGTGTGCGTGATAGTACTAAGTTCTTTCGCTCTGGTAAGTAGAGCAAGTCTTGGTCTTTATCGTGGTACTTGACCATTGAGATATAAGGAGAAGAAAGGCCGTACTGGTTTCGACCTAGAATCAAATCGTAATACTCTGGGTATTGGGCTGCTAATGTCTCAGCATCGGTAACGATGACCTGCATAACAGATAGCACACGACCATAACGATCTAACTCTGGGTAAGTACCGAATGGGTTGAGCATACGAATGCGAGGATTGTTGTCCTCAAAGTCCATCTCAACCATACCGATACCAAGACCGTAGGTGTTATACCAGTCTGCGGCTGTGTACATCTGCAGTTGTAAGTCAGAGTTTGTTACATAAAAGTTTGCAATACGAGTTCTAGTATCTGCAGCCTTGCGAGCTGCATCTGAGACCATATTGGTTGCTGAGCAGTTAAAGGATGGCAGTGGTGCCATTGCCTCTGCTAAGTCACGTGCTGCTACGTCAATGAAGTTTGCAACCAGAGGCTTTGGGTATTCCTCTGAAAACATTGCAGGGTATACCTTAGAGATATCTCCCTGACGCACCGAGAGCACATCACGCATACGTTGATCTCGCGCTGATGAGCGCGTACGTAAGCGTGCTAGCTTAGCGTCTACTTCTTTGACTGATAACAATTGTTTTCCTTAACCGTCGTAGCGTTCTGGGTTCTTTAGGTAACGAGCCTTTTGCGCCGGTGTCATTTTGGATGGAGAAATCTTACTTGGCATTACTAGCACCTTCTTTTTAACAGGCGTCTTTTTAGGCGTTGGTGTTGGCTTCTTCATTTGTGCCATTGTATCTCCTACTTGTTTACTGAGCCGCGAAGACCGCCGCCAGTGCCGAGTGAACCAATACCACCACGCATACCAGAGCCACCCTTAATTTTATTAACAATGGTGGTATTTTTATTTTGCAACTTCTTTGTTTCCATAGCCTTTTTATTTTTTAAGACTGCTTGGGATGCTTTAAGTTCAGCAGGTGTCATTTTTGATATTGCCTTGCTGTTTGCTTTGCGAGCATCATCAGGAGACTTTGACTTAGCATTAAGTTGCGCCTTGTATCTTTTAGCAGCAGCTTCTGCTTCTTTAATTAAAGCCTTAATTTCTTTTTCGTTCACGGTATCTCCTTAAATGAATGTACGATCTTTCTCTGCGAGCAGTTCATCTATGTTGATAACTGTTCGTTTGCCTACTTCTTGTCGAGATAGGAAAGGGTTTTTCATATGGTGGGTCTTGTGCATACCTTGGTTGAGCATCTCACGTGCTCTAATCTCACAGAACCACAGAGCCATCACCATATCGGTCTTGCCTTTAGTACTAGGCGACCACGTAATCAATTGCTCAATGAGCGCCTTAATGTTTTCAGTTTGATCTGAAGGCAAGTGAATAAGGTTATCGCGGTGGTGCTTGCCATCGAACTGCTTGGTGCCAAACAAAGTTGACATTGATGCAACACCAAAGCCTGAGTCCCACTTGTTGGTTCCAGTATGGTGTTCCCGCAGTAGCACTCCTCGAGAGGCCAAGTTTGCACGGATACCTTCATCCTGAGTTAAGAAAGATTGAAATGCGTTCTTCTCTACTATCCACTCACTCGGTGAGTAGAGGCTAGTCCAGTCAAAGATTAACTGACGGATTGCAGCAGGCGTTGGCCTAGTAATTTTAATAGCATCAACGATATAGCGTTTATGTGTAGCCCTATCAACAGCGTAACAAACGACGGCTGTATCACCAACCATAGCGGGATCAAGACCACAAATAAAAGAAAAGCCGTTAACATCACGCGGATGGCCTGGGTTACCAGGAACCAAACGACCTGCTTTACGCATTCCATCTATAGAGCCTCGCACACATACTGGGTCAAAGATGGCATCATCTGAGATATCTTGTTGTTGGTAAACCAAAGCCCAGGTGCTTGCATCCATAGCTTGGCGTTCATTGTAAAGGTTGCGACCATTCCATCTAGGGTAGAGGCCGTCTTCATTCAAATCAGATTCCATCTGACCATCAAAAGGGGCATCAGATGCAGGCCAAAGGGTTTCCCACTTATCGGGGTCATTGTCTGTAGAAAGCAAAGCTGGCATTGCAAGGTAGGTCCAAGGGACCTGTCCACCAGGGTAGCGGTCTTCGGAGCGTAGTTCTTTGTACAGATCTACTGCAGAGACTCTAGTACCAATAATAATCAATTTACCAGTAGGGTTCAAACGAGAGCGCACGTCCTGGGTTAGCCAACGGATTTGCTTCTCAAACTCGTTAGCGTTCTTCAAGGTTACTGCGTCATCTACGATAATCATATCTGCACGCTTGCCGTAGATCTGACCGCCGATACCAACGGCTTCAATGTTCGGGTCCTTCTCGCTGGACTCACGTAGCTCATCACCAAAGGTGACACGGGTAGCCTGCCACGAGGCTGACTTAGAGTTAAACCCTACGCCAGCAGCGTAAGCCTGTTGGAGTGCTTCATAATTTGGATGAGTCAGGCGTTGCTTGATGGCGTAGAGAAAGTCAGCAGCCAATTGCTGCGTTTGTGAAACTATCAGGACTCTGAAGTTAGGGTTCTGACAAACCTGCCAAGTGACGTAATCAATGGTCACAGTCATAGACTTGGCGTGGTTGGGCGGAATGTTCAAAAGGATTCTGTTATTAGCCAGACCCTTTTCGTACTTCATACTAGGATGTAGCCAGCCAGGTTCTCTGCCTTCGATTACATCTATCAGATTCTGCTGGTGTGGGAAAGTGCGGGAGTGTAGATACTTCTGGCGAAACTCTGGGAAAGATAAGTCGTGTACATCGGATGAGGCAAAGCTCTTATCCTTTAGACCAAGGCGTGTTCTATCAACCTTGTCTGTAAAGATCTTGTCAGTTCTACGATAGTACTCGTAGGTCTTCATTGATTTGCCTGCCGAGGTACAGGCGGCCTCAATGGTCATACCTTCAGCTACACAGCCAAGGATAATTCTCTTGGCTATGTCTGCGCTGTTCTCAGCCATTGTTTGCCCGTCTCATCTCTTCTACTAGAATTGCTGCCGCAATCTTGCGGCGCATTTCTAAGCGACGGGGTTCTCGCTGCGCCTTGTACTGGTTCCAGAATTTTCTACTAGAGGTCATCTGAAGATAGATTTCTTCTTCTGTATAGTTACGTCTCATCGGCGCGGATGCTCATTTCTTATACTAGGTCGAAGGTCATTTTCCTACTAGAGACAGAGCTATCCCCACTAAAAATACTGGGCAGTTCGGGCTTAGCGCCCGAGGGAGCCACAGCGAACTGAGGGGTAATACTTAACTCGGCCTAGGGGCCTCGCTAGAGGCCAACCAAGGGTCGTAAAACATACTCTCCCCGTTTTACTCCCCTACTATATATAAGGCAGGAAATGGACTGGGTTTCTCGTTTTTACAATGTGAACTACGTCACATTACTATTACATAATATAACCGCAGGTCAGAGCTGTATTCTGCGATCTCACTTTAGGAAATATATTTTGTTGGGGAGTATACAGTCCCCCGCGCCACAATTCAACAAGGGGGGGTCGGCCTTTCTGCGGTCTGACCAGTTATCCACACCCTAGCCTGCCCTGTGGATAAAGCCTGTGGATAAGTTTAAGAAAAAAGGCAGGGGCTGACTCTACTTCCGGCAACCCCAAACAATTGTTCGATTCCCATTTAACAACCCCAACCAAACAGATGTTCGACCCCAATGATCAAACAACCCAACCGACCAACCCCCAACCAAAAGAGGATCCACTACTGGACTCGGCAGCCCAAGCACCGACCAGTCAGCCCTGACCCTGCCGACCTTCTCTGATCATTCAGCCCTTAATCGTGATCCTGTCCCATAAACCAGGCTAAAGCTCGACGGCACGCTCAGCGGCCGCTGGAAGCTTTTTGAGCTGAAACTCACCCACCAAATGGGGGAGCCTCACCCATCTTTTTATGCTATCCTTTCTTTGTGGGACTTCCACAACTTGAAAGGGTGAACCAAATGGATCAACAACAACGAAATGAAAAGCACAACGCGATGATGGAAGATTTCTCCGAAGTAATCGTGAAGCATTTCCCTAATTTCGATAACAACATTGAAGAACAAACTTGGTCATTTCTTGTTCTATTTACTGAAGAAACAATTCATCAACTAGGAAAGGAAACAAAATAATGAAGTGCGACTTATGCCAATCAAGCAAAAACCTTTTAAGTGACTCAACTAAAGCAACCCTTCGCCCATACTGGGCAGGTGTTGATTTCTACAACGTAATCTGCGCTATATGCTGGAACAAACAATTGGAGGAAATCTAATGACAACACTTACCAACTACAAAGGCCGAGTTTGGACTTGCGACGAGCACCACAAAGAAATCGAAGCACTAATAATTACTGGCCTTACCAAAGAGGCCAACGCCCTTGTTAATTCACTTAACCCAAAGAAGGGCAACACCTGCAAAGAGTGCGCCCGTCTTTATGAAGACACCCCAGCCTTCAACCGCTAACAGACCGAAACCCCTTCGGGGGTCTAGCCGTAATTCGGCTACTGATGAGGTCATCAGATAACGAAAGGGTGAACAAATGCTAATTAAAGTTAATGCAGAAAATGACACTAATGGGAATCCTCGACGTGGTTGGATTCGCTACGACCTCGATGGGCGCTTTCTAGGTTTCTATCCTGAAGGCTACGACGACGGGGGCGAAGTCCTGAGAAAACTGAAGGCCGAGGAAGGCGAAGGATATCCATCCATCAACATAACCCCGAAAGAATACAAGCGACTTAAAGGACTGGTGGCATAAATGAAGATCTTGAATCCTCTTGGCTGGGTATGCTCAGCGGCCGCTGGAGCATTTTTAATGTTGATCCTATGGAAGCTTTCCGCCTGCCTTTGGTGGGTGGGTGTGGGAGAGGAAGAGGCCGACTTCTTGGGCTGGTGCTGGGGAACGATGGCGGAGTGTGTGAAACTATGAGAACCATTACACAAGCAGAGCTGAAAAGTATTTTGGCAAACCAACTCGAAACGGAAAAGAGGATGGGGGCAGATGATTCAATGATCGAAACCCTCAAAACCATTTTTGCAGACATTGAACACCTGGCTAGCGGCCGCTACATCGTTAATGGAATCCGTATGTAGGATCCTGATGGCAGCCCTTACACCGATCAGTCGGCATAGGTTCACGACCTAGTAAGGGTACGAGGGAGAGGGCGAACGTCCCAATTCCTTAGATAAGGGTGAAAGATGATCCAATATAAAGGTTACACAATCGCAGAAGGTGAGGGTGTGAACGGCGAGAAGATTTACAAAGCTCTTCGCAATCAACACCATTCAATCGCTAGTAATCAATCCTTAGCCAAAATTGTGGCAATCATTGACGAAGAAGAAGGGGGCAAGTAATGAAAGTAAAATGCCTGAAGCAAGAGATAGACAGTTGGAGTCGCATAATAGAAGTAGAGGTAGAGGGCGTCACTTATAAAGCTGTATTTGGTTGGGATACTTGGGACGGATATGAATTGAAGTTCCAAGATGCCAACGAAAAAGAGATTGAATGGCCTAAGTGGGCAGAGGATTACGATAACCCTATTGATTTATATGGTGAGCTTGAGCATATGTCTGACGAAAGCGAGGTGACCAAATGAGCTACGAACCACCACTTAATGATCCTGTATTTGAAGAGGACGAGGCTGAGGAACTCAGCCCTGAGTTTGACACACTAGAAGAAATGGAAGGGGAAAACTAATGAACGAAGAATACCTGGCGGCTAAAGCTAACTTATGCCTTAACCAAGCTGAGATAGATCTCAAGCAGGAGGAGATAGCGAAGGCTATCAAGAACCTAGAGCGTGCCAATAGTGCGCTATCGCGCTTGTTTGGATTAAAGGAGGAGGAAACTTTGCAAGAAAGAGCAGACCGCACTAATCCTTACCTATTAACAACCAAAGAGGGAGAGGCTGATGAATAAGAGAGTGATAACTGCTGAGGTAGATCAAGAATGGTTCGACATATTAAGTCAGATTACCCGTCACCAAGACGGGTTCGTATGGATTAAGGTAAAGGAGAAGGGGGAGAAAGAGAGTGAGTAATATCTACACCATACATCCAAAGAAGTCTCCATTGATCCTACTTTATGAGGTAGTGGACGAGGACGGCAGAGCTGAATGGGGCGGTCATAGTGCTGAGCATTGTATGCAGTGGCTATCTCTTGCCCCTACTGGCTCACGTGTGCTGGTATCAGGGTGGGAGAGCGACGAAGAGGATGCTCACCTAGTAGGTCAGCCCCTCGATATTACCGACATTATCAAGGCGGCCAGTCTATGAGCCTGGTATTAGGTCTAATAGTGGTGATGCTGATAGCATATGCCTTGATAATCGTGGAGGATAATCTTAATGGTTGATGACACTATGCGCCGGTCAACTACGGCAAAGAAAAAAGCAGTACGAGATCGTAATTACAGACGGGCAAGAGATCGTGCATTGGTGCGCCTTGCTCATTTATATCCCGACACATACAAGCAGTTGCTTGAGATTGAGAAGGCATTTGATGAGCAAGAGGGCAAGAAGTGGATTGGTATTGATGGTCTTACTAACCTTAGTGTTGGTACTCATACCAGAGCGAACGGCACACCACCCTTTGGAGATCCCGCAGATGCGGGAGAGGACGAAGGCAACTATGGAGGAGAAGCGTGAGAACAAGGCACTTATCATTAGTTACCTCAACGCACTCGGTTACAACGATACTCAGGTCAAATGCGCTATCACCCTATGGACCCGTGAGAGCAGGCTCGACCACTTGGCAACCAACAAACGATCAAGTGCTAGAGGAATTGCTCAGCTCCTTAGAGAAAGAAGTAGCGAACCTGCTATCCAAATCCTCCACGCTGTGCGATATGTTGAGCACCGCTACGGCGGAAGTTTCTGCCGTAGTCTCCAGCATAGCAATAGAAGGGGCTGGTACTGATGAGTGAGGGATTCTATAAAGGAGACACTTTTAGATCATCAGTAGATGATACTTGGACTACTCCTAAATCTTTCTATGCAAAGATGCACGCTGAGTTTAACTTCACTTTAGATGCTGCTGCTTTAGAGGACTCAGCTCTATGTGAAACATACTTTGGCCCTGATCATATCAATCCTGGTATGCGTGATGCTTTGGTTCTTGATTGGTCAGAGTATGCGCCAAGCAAAACTGTATGGTTGAACCCACCATATGGAAGAGGTATCAATACTTGGGTTGCTAAGGCTAACGAAGAAAGCAAGAAAGGTTTAACAGTAGTGTGCCTGGTACCAGCCCGTACTGATACTAACTGGTGGTGGGATAGTTGTATTCACCACGAGGTTCGCTTCATTAAGGGTCGTCTCAAGTTTGGTGATGGCAAAAACTCTGCACCATTCCCAAGCGCTGCCGTAATTATGAAGCCTAAAGAGGTGGAAGATGCTGGTATTTGATTTCTTTTCGGGTACTGGTAGTTCTACACAGGCTTTCAAAGATGCAGGTCATACTGTTATCACCTTTGAGATAGATGAGTTCTTTGAAGCTACTGAACACGTTGATGTCTTTAACTTGAACGCCATTGATTTGATTGCTAAGTATGGTCAGCCTGATTTTATATGGGCTAGTCCACCTTGCACCGCTTTTAGTGTGGCCTCTATGGGCCACCATTGGGGCGGTGGTGCAAAAGCATATGAACCTAAGACCGAAGCTGCCAAAGTAAGTCAAGACCTGGTAGCACATACAGTTAAACTGATTAAAGATTTGAATCCAATTAAAGGTTGGCTGATGGAGAACCCTAGAGGTATGCTTCGTAAACTACCAGTAGTGGCTGGGCTACCACGCACAACAGTTACCTATTGTCAGTACGGAGATGGTCGTATGAAACCTACAGATCTGTGGGGAGTAGTACCTAATTGGATACCTCGTGATATGTGTAAGAACGGTATGCCTTGCCACGTAGCTGCACCACGTGGAGCCAGGACAGGTACGCAAGGATTAAAGGGAGCAAGAGAACGATCACGTGTTCCTTATTCATTGGGTGAAGAATTACTTAAAGTAATAGAAGGGCAGTAATGGATAAGTTAACAGGCGTATCTTTATTCGCTGGTGTTGGAGGCTTTGATCTTGCTATGCAACGACAGGGTGTGAGGGTTGTAGCCTCTGTTGAGATAGATAAGAAGTGCAATGAGGTACTAGCAAGGCACTTCCCTGATGCAAAACAATTTGATGATGTAACTACAGTGAAAGGAAGTGACTTAATTGGAGCAGGATTTAATCCAAGCAGAGGTATTATTGCAGGAGGATTTCCCTGTCAAGACGTCAGCGTTGCTGGCAAAAGAGCTGGTCTTGCTGGCGCACGAAGCGGGTTATTCTGGGAAGCTGCCCGAATTGTGGAAGAAGCGCAAAGCGAATACTTCATTCTCGAAAACGTACCTGGTCTGCTATCCAGTAACAAGGGAGCAGATTTTGGAGTCGTCGTCGGGACGATGGCCGACCTCGGGTATTCTGTCGGCTGGCGTGTGCTTGATGCTCAATACTTCGGAGTACCCCAGCGACGCAAAAGAATCTTCATCGTTGGGCGACGTTCTTCTGAACGAGGCATTGCCGAAATACTATTTAAGTCAGAGGGCTTGCGAAGGAATCCTACGCAGATCATCGAGACGAGAGAAGGTATTACCGGAAGCACTCCGCTTAGCTTTGGTCAAACAGGCTTCGCCAAGTACTCACCAGGAGTGACAACTCTTACCGCTACTACATACAAAAGACCGGAAGACAATGTTGTGGTTCACGAAGGGTAGGCAAGCACAGAATGAACAAGACTACGAGACGTGGATTGAAGGAGGAGTAATGCCTACATTAAACGCATTTGATAATGGTGATATTAGAACGACTGTTATTGTTTTTCATCCGCACAGATTTGATGGGTTTAGATTACAAGGAGATGTAATCAATACACTCACAGCTTTTATGGGTACAGGAGGGAACAACGTATCAATGGTTGCTAAAGAAACAACAGTACGCCGCTTAACACCAGTAGAATGTGAAAGATTGCAAGGTTTTCCTGATGACTGGACTGCTGGGCAATCAGACTCTGCTCGCTATAAGCAAATGGGTAATGCAGTTGCAGTACCTGTGGTAGAGTGGCTCATACAGAATATAGTAGATGTGGCTAACGTTTCTTAACCCTTTCCGTTAGCACTATAAGAACCTCACCGTTACCCTTTCGGCGGTGGGGTTCTTGCTTTACCCGCCGTTAGTGTAGAAGCCTTTACCCTTGAATGTGATAGCGGGTGAATCCCATACTCGATTCATAATCTCGTGGCAGTTAAAGCACATAGGAGTAGAGGCCTCCTCGTGGATAGAACGCTCAACCGATACAGTTGAATTACACTTGCCACACTTATAGTCATAGATCATAACTGGACTGCCTCTTCTATCGGTAAGTAACCTACTAACTTGTACTTCTTATCGTTGTTATCAAACTCAGTAGTAGCTGGCATCTCGTGGACATACCACACCGGCTCTGCCACATCCATTAAGTCAAAGGAGTAGATACCAAGCGGAGTAGAGTTGATGTAATAAGGCACAAGGTCACGCTCTGCAGCTTGGGTGATGAGCTTGCGATACTTCATCTCTTCAATGAGCAAGGTATCATAGTGTGTAGCCCTACACTTTAACTCTATGTAGTGACCGGCCTGCCTAGAGATACAGTCGTAGGAATCATAGATGCCCTCAGATTTTACTAGGTCAGGGTATAAACCCTCACGCAAGAAAGTAAATAACAACTCTTCGTTCATTGCCAAGGACTAATCCCACCAAGATTATCTTGCAACCTACGAAGTGACTTCTCACACCTGCGATCTGCAGTAGATGTAGCACATTCTAGTACTTGTGCTATCTGTTGCAAAGTAAATCTCTCGTGGTGGCGTAGCCTAAGAATCATCTGGTCATCTTGTTCTAATTGCAGATAACCACGCTTGATGTCTATAAGGTTAGCCAGCAGGTTGCCACCTTCTGCTGGAGATGATGAACCTTTAGGTTGTCCATCGTTAATCATCTCTTGTGCTTGCTCTAATACTGTGCCGTCTATGACTGATGCAATGACAAAAGGAAGTAGTTGACCAAGAGTTGCTGACTCATAGTAAGCCTCATCGTTAGTCTGATAGCCAGACTTAGATGCTTTCTCCTTGCGTGCATAGCGCTCTGCTACACGTCTCATCTGCCACGCTATGCGTTGCTCGTTGTGCCTGCGTCGCTCTTCAATAGGCTCCATTAAATCTTCTGTATGATCTGCTATGCGAGTCATTGCCCAAGCCATTAACTCCTGCTTGATGTCATCAAACTCAACGTGAGCCTTGTACCTGCGGTGAATAGTTCTAGCCACGCTAGGTACTAGGTCATAGATTACTGGATGTAGTTCAGTCACAGTCAGGTAGCACCAAATCTATAGTGTGTTGGATGTTGAGTAGTTTGATAGCAAGGAAGTCTATGTAATTACTAGCATCTGCCAGTTCTTCAATCAACTCTCGAATAGTATCTGCGGTAGTAAAGGACTCAAACTTCTGACCTTGTGCTATCGCATACTGCTCGTGTCCTACACCCTTAACGCGGTTTGCACGCAAAGAAGCAAAGGCTTCAATGAAAGATGTTAAATCTTCAGTACTTACACCCATTGCACGATAGCCAACAACAGCTAAGTGGTCTACTAACGGCGTACTGGCTGAGGCCTTATCAACAGGGTCTGACTTTCGTAGTGTGCTTGCAAGATCTGAAAGCCCATATGCTGCAAAGTCTGTATCATTATGTCCCACTCTTGCTTTGTCATCATCATACATTGGACTCCCCTATCAGTAACTTTTTTGTAGCACTACCACCGTTGGCTAAGTAGTAATCATTGATGTCCATACCTGGTGGTAGTGTAACAATCTGTGAGTTCATTACCTCATTCGCAACGCGTTTTGCAAACTCAGCTCCAGGGTTAGAGCCATCCTCTTTGACGTCATTATCGCCCACCACATAGATAGTTTCATAACCAGTAAAGAGTTTTGGAAAGTGATTCTTCCAGGCTGCAACACCAGGTACACCTACTGCTGGTATGCCTAACTCTCCACTAGTAACAATGGCATCTAGTTCACCTTCACATACAACGATATAAGGTGAGTCAAGAGTGATGTCACATACGTTATACAGGTGTGCCTTCTGCCCAGTAGGTGAACCATACTTAGGTTTAAGATCATCTAATCGTCTAAACTTAAAGCCAACACAACCACCAGATGCGGTGATGTATGGAATAGAAAGCCACCCTGCATACATCTCGTGGCCATTGATTGGGTTGGTAATAGTTCCTAACTGAAAGCGTGCTGCAGTTTGTTCAGATATCCCACGTGCGTTTAGTACGGCTAGAGCCTCTGGACTTATTGCCTGAGCGTATTGTTGCGCCGCTTCCAGTAGCAATTTCGACTGCACGTTTGAGGCCATCGTTAAACTCCAAGTTCTCTAGTATGCACACTAAGTTAGCTGCATTGCCACCCTTACCGCAGGTATGGCAGAAGTACAGGTTGTCATAGGTATTGATAACGGCAGACCTGCGACTGTCGCTATGTAAGCAACATCTTACTGATGCGCTTTTACCTTCTCTTACTTCACCACCGAAGTGGGAAACGATTGCTCCTATGGGGATTGAGTTTGCATCAATGGCACCTTTGTATCTGCCCGCTTTACGTACCCTGGACCAGTCTTGTGCTGGCATACACACCCCTTTGCATCGCACTTGTCGTGCCAACGATCTGCACGTTTGTAATGGGCAAGACTGTTTTCTTCTCCGGCTCTAAGGCACCAAGGGCAAATCATCTTCTACCTCTTCTGCTTCTGGTACAACTTCTGGTACTAGTATCTCTGTTGTTGTTATGTCACCTTCTGGTACTGGCATTACTGTTTCTCCTTTAACCATTGTGCTAGGTCCTGAATGACCCAGGCTTGATCTATTGAAGCGTTGCGACGCTTAACTATTACATATGACAGTGGTACTTCCCCGATACCGCGAGCCTTAGCATAGTTAAGCGCCTCAACTTGTGCTTCTCTCCAGAACTCAGGCAAGGATAGTGTTGCCCTGTTCTTGAGTTCAAGGATGTAAGTTTCTCCCGCGATAACAGTAACGATATCGCCCTCATCCTTTGCCCCAGCTTTAGTCAAACGTTCTGCAATAACTCCCGCCTTACGGAGCCACTTCATTACATCTGTCTCAAACTGAGAACCTTTAGTCTTGTTGTACTGACTCATCTACCAGTACGACCTTGTTGATTTTATAGACAACTTCACCAGTCTCATCTTTGACTAATTCGACAATACCAGATTGCAATAGAGCACCAACGAAGTTGGTCAGGTCTACCTTGAGTGCATCAATATCTGCACGTAGTTCATCTGTTTTGAGATTATCTCTGTACTTATTCGTTAACTGTCCTTCAGACATTGTATCCTCCTTGGTATCCTGCGATTGTATCCTTGCGTAACATCCAGCCAACCTCATTCTGATCTGATATCTGTACTGCTGCATAGTTTACCAGTAGCTGTGCGTATTTCCTGCCGTCTGCAGTATGATC